GTAACAAGTAAGGGGCTTAGTAAGACGAACGAAATTACCGACCCATACGTTTTGCAATATTGCTCAAGTCTGATCATCGAGTACAACGATAGGCTTAACAGAGTGAATACATCAAGATGGACAGTGAAGCAAGTGGTTGACTTTTTACGCACAATGGACTCTGACTTATGTTTCAGTGAGTACGCACGTAAGCACATTGACAGAATGGTTGACCGAGGGCAGCAACGCAATGCACGCAACTATGAACTTGCCTTACAACATCTTGAACGTTTTGCTGGTACAACCAAAGTCATGTTCTCTGAACTTACTTCGTTATTTATTAACCAATGGATAAAATCTCTTGAAACAACAAAACGTGCGAAGGAGATGTACCCTATTTGCATTCGTCAAGTGTATAAAGCTGCTCTTGTAGAATACAACGACTACGATAATAATCTCATCAGAATTAAATCCAATCCTTGGATAAGCGTTGAGATTCCAAAGGCGGACAGACCAGAGAAGCTCGCTATAACTCCCGAAGCATGTAGAGAGTTTTTCTTTTTCCCTCTTCCCGAGAGCAAGATGGCGCACCCACTCGAAGAATTAGGACGTGACGTAGCTATGATTGTTATCTGCCTGGCAGGAATTAACACTGTAGATTTATTCCACATGAAGAAGTCTGATTTTTACGATGGCATTCTTCACTATCAGAGAGCAAAGACAAAGATGTTTCGCACGGATGGTGCTTATATGGAAATGCGTGTTCCAGCTATTTTGCAGCCTTTATTTGAGAAATACAAAAGCACAGACGAGGATGATGATCATCTTTTTTGTTTTGCAAAACGGCATACGACATCTGATAGCTTTAGCGCAAATGTAAACATTGGTATTCGACACCTTTGCGAGGCTATGGGAATTGATAAAGATAACGATTATTCTGTTTACACTTTCCGTCACACTTGGGGAACTATAGCACAGAATGATTGTAATGCAAGTATTGAAGAAGTTGCATTTGCAATGAATCATAGTAGCGCTCATAAGGTAACACGAGGCTACATCAAGACAGATTACTCGCCTGCATGGGAACTCAACGAAAAGGTCATTGATTTTATTTTCTTCTCTGATAAACCGTCAAGACGCGAGCAGAAACCAAAAGAAGAACGTTTTAAACTATCATATCGTTACCAAGTACATGGAGAAGCATTTTTTCAAGGACGTAAGTTAGCCGAGATAACTGATGTCGGTTTTAACAATGTTGACGAAGTAATTGCAAAACTTGTCACACAGCTTCCTGATGACATTCCCAATCGTTCAATGGTTATTTTCAAAATAGAGAACCAAGACAAGAAACAATCTGTTGTTTACGAGCGGATGAAAGGCAAAGGTTTCTAATACACTTTTCAACCTACAGAAGAACTTTCTTTTGTAGGTTTTCTTTTTTACGTTCATTAACAAAAGGAATATGCTTCTCGCGTACGTACGCGCGCGGTAGATGTAGATTATTTATTTTACTTTACTTTGTGCACTTTTTTCCGAAGAAATGCGTTTCAAGTGGGATTTCTTCGGAAGAAATGTGTTTCAAGTGGGATTTCTTCGGAAGAAATGCGTTTCAAGTGGGATTTCTTCGGAAGAAATGCGTTTCAAGTGGGATTTCTTCGGAAGAAATAAATTAACGTTCGTTTACAATAATACTTTTGGCTATAAAAACCATATTCCCGACGCCAAGGAAATGGTACAACTACGACATATAGGGAGCATTATAAACGATGTAAAAAACACCAAAGTGCGACATATAGGGAGTATTTTATAAATATTTGTAATTAAATTAGTTACAAATAAAAAGGGGCTATTCTCACGAACAACCCCATTTCAAAAAACAAATTATTCAACTAACTCAGCGATTCAATAATAACGTTTCTATAGTAGTCAATTCTAGAATTTATTTGTCTCCTCCAGATAGAGCGATGAGTCTGTCTTCGATGGTTTTCTTAGTCTCCGTAGCAACGTCAAGAGTCGTTGATTGCAACTTAGGAGCTATATAGGCGGTGAACTTCTCCATTGCTTGGATGCGCTCTTTAGGCTCAAGACTTGCTAAGTCTTTCTCAAATAGGTCAGAGTCATAGTAACTACCAGTAACATTTGCAAGAATACTTCTTACTTTTCCCGAAACTTTATTTGGTGTCCCAGCAACCCGTCCGCCCGTCTTAGGTATGCCTTTAGGTCGTCCACCTTTCTTTTTTTCTGTACTCATATTATTTGGTGTATAAAAAGTTAAACTAACCATGCAAAGGTAATGTATTATTTTCGCAAAAAATAGATAACTTTTAATTGTATATAATATGGGAATGATAGGTGCTGCAGTAGGTGCTGCGGGTAGTATTTTCGGAGGTATAAGCGCAACAAATGCTATCAAGAAGATGAAAGCTAATATTGAAGCTCAACGAAAATCCAATCAAGACTGGTATGATCAGCGCTATAATGAAGACGCAACGCAGCGTGCAGACGCCCAGCGTCTTTTAACGATGACAGAAGAAAGTATCAAGAACCGTAATAAAGCAGCCGCAGGTGCACAGGCAGTCATGGGTGGCACAGAAGAGAGTGTAGCAGCCGCTAAAGCTGAAAATAGTAAAGCATTATCTGATGCGACAGCCCAGATCTCTGTTAATGCAGACAAGCGCAAAGATTCTATAGAGAGTCAGTATAGGCAACGTGATGCAGACTTAGCTGGACAGCTCAATCAGCTCGAACAAGACAAGGCTAATGCCATTAGTCAAGCTGTTCAGGGCGTAGCTGGTGCTGCTGGTAGTATGCCATTCTAAAATTTCATCATATGAGTAGTTTAAATGACATACTGGGCAGAAAGGCTGAGTCGCCCACGCAACCATCAACACAGCCCATAGCACCTTCTGAGAGACAGGAGGTGCAAGCAGCTATAGGAGTTCCTTCTGAATCAACCCAGAGAGATGAAGATGCAAATTTGCGTAAGAACGGAGCGGTTCCAACTACACAGCCAGGAAAAATAAATATTCCCACCACTACTATTGCCACTACTATCCCTAACGTTGTGCAGCAAGTGGCACAGAAGAGCGAAGAGCATCCGACTGTATCAACTACACCTGCTACTACAGTAGGTAAACAGATGTCGTATGAAGATATATATAAACAGCTTAATCCCTTTACTCCGCCTACCAAAGAGCAGCTTGACAAAGAGCGTAAAAAAGAAAAGCGCGAGAAGATATTCGCCGCGATAGGAGATGGAATATCCGCTCTTTCTAATTTATATTTTACGACAAAAGGTGCTCCCAATATGTATAATCATCGTAATAGTCAGTCTGACAAAGTTGAAAGCAAGTGGGAGAAATTGCGAGCAGATAGAGATGCTAAAATGAATGCGTACGTAAGAGATATTATGAATGCAAAGCAGGCGGACGAAGAAAGAAAGAATAGAGATAGAGCTTGGATGCGTCAGCTTAACATAGATATTTATAATCAAGCAAAAGACGCAGAAGAAGCTAAATACAAGAAAGATAGGGACGACGTTAAAGATGATCAGTGGAAGCAAGCATTTGACCAAAAAGAGCAACAATTCAAAGAGAACCAGGGGCTTAAGAAAGAGACGTTAGAAGAGACTAAACGTACTCACAAGGCCAACGAGGAACTTAAAGGAACCCAAATAGCTGAAACGAGTCGTCATAACAGAGTAAGCGAAGCGCAAGGTGCAGCAAAAATAAGTCAATCTGAAAGTCATTTTAGAGCTACACATAATGCGGATGGAACTACAAAGGGAACTAGTTCAGGTTCTAGCTCAGGCAAAAGTACAGGTAAACAGGAGACTATCAGATTACATGATGGTAGCGTGCACACCTACTCACCCGAGAAGAAAGGTGCTTTAACATCACTCGCTCCTTCAATGATAAGAAAAGCTAAAGCAGCGTCAGAACGTTATCGTAAGTCTGGTGATCGCAAGAATGCGCAGCATTACGCTGCAATAGCAGATGCATTGGAGAAGACTAAGAGTCGAGATGGTATAGCAGCACTGGTCGTTTCTAACGTCGGTGATTTCCCCTCTATGGATAGCGATGTACGCAGCCTAATAGGGGCTACAGGAACTCCTAATACAGGGGGATTCAATGTGAACAGTTATCGTCGTGGAACAAAGAAAACCACAAAGAAAATGACAACCTCAACTAATAGACCACCATTAAATTAAAAAATTATGCCTAACAAGATAACATATACAATTAAAACAGCTGATGGCAAAGAACATCAGGTGTCTAAAGAAAATATCGATAAGTACGGGATTCAGTCATATGCAGATGCATACAAGGGTGCTACTATACGTATGCGTGATGCGCAGAAGGGAGATTATGACATACCATTACAGCACTTCGACAAAGCGAGGAAGCAAGGCCTTCACGCGTTCTCTATTGAGCATACGCCTATTCAAAAGCAGGCTGTGGCGAAACCTACACCTGCTCCAACAGTAAATCCTCGGCAGAATACACCACAAGGTAGTAAGCCTCTTTTGTCAGACTCATTTGGAAAGGTATCGTACAGCTTAAAACCACAGCCCGTAGGTTATAATCTTTCAGAAGAGCACCGTAATGAAGTTCTTGGAGAGCAGGCAAAACGTAGTGCTACTCCATCAAACCCACATGTGCAGCGTGCTGTACAGTTAGGTAACGAAGCTAAAGCAAAGCGTGTAGAGCGTGAACAGAAGCGTTTGGGTAAACCTACAGTAGTCAAAGCATTTGATGATGCTGTGCACGGTGACAAGAAAGCGGCAGAGGAATTGGGCATACCACAGGTAATGCAACAGAAGAAAGATGAGATTGACTACGTGCAGGCAACAGGGAAAGAATTGCGCAACCCTGTTGACGCTGGATTGACATACGATGAAAATGGAGATGTAGTTCATTCTATGTTTGCTCCAACAGTAGCACGTGACGAACAAGGGAACCTCGTAACGAACGAAGCAGGGAAGCCTCTTGTTGGTGTATCGTCAGATGAGGCTCGTGCAGATGCATACGGAGATAGTGTTCAGACAGGCATTGAGGAACAACGTAAGAAAGAAAAGGTTGAGAAGCTTTACAAAGATGCTACAAAAAGTGTCAATGACGCCTTTAATGAAGATTATGAAAAGAAAGAAGCATATCGAAAAGAACATCCATTTCTTGGTGCTTTACGTCAAGCCTTAGAGGGATTTAGTGGAAGTTCTGCTGTAGGTGGAGGAAATGTTTTCCAGTATACTCCAGAGGATGCAAAGGCAGGCATTGCTACTGTAGGAATGCTTACCCGTGCGCAAAAGATGAAAGCCGACGCAGATCGCTATGGAGACGCAGGAGTCCTTAGCCGTCTATATGGGGGCATTATGGCTGGAGTTACAGACCCATCAGCGTATGATTTCGGGATTGCAGATACATTCAATGCAACCAATATATATCGTGCTGCTAAGAACTATGAGGACGGTAAAGCAACTGCTAAAGATAAGATGCTTCTTGACGCAGCGGCTATTGCCAATAACGTCCAATCAGCAGCCTCTGATAAGCTTGGCGGTGCATTCGGAGCAGGTCAGAATCTTGTCGGTACTATTGGGTTTATGGCGCAAATGGCTGCAAATCCAGCCTCTGGAATAGGCAAAGAAGCTGCTGCAAGTGTTGCTAAGACTGTTGCTAAGAGGGCACTGCAGAAATTTGGCAAAGGAGCTATCGCAAAAGCCGTCACAGGACTTGCTAAGGGTGCAACACGTGTAGGTATGGACGCTGTAGAAGCAGGTGTCGTTACTGGTATGTATAGCCCAACAAAGATTGTAGGCGATTATCTCAATCGAAAGACAGGCGATGTACAATCCGATGGCAAGGGTGGTTACATCTTCCAAAACAAGGAATATAGTGATGTAAAGGCACTCGCTAAGGCTATCAATGGTCAGTATGCAGAGAATATCTCTGAAATGTGGGGCGAATATCTACCTGGAGTGGGCAAAGTAAATGCAGCTATTGGTCGTGGTGCGCGTAAGATTGGATTAGGAAAGGTCGTTGATGCTTTTGAACATATGAGTTCATCTAATTGGGCGAAGACATGGAAAAATTTCCAAGAGAGAACCAAGTGGAACGGAATGGCTGGAGAATACTTCGAGGAGGTTGCAAACAACCTCTACAATGCTGTTACCAATGGAGATATGACACTCGACACAGACCCACACACTGGAGTGTTCAACCCAAAGATTAATCTTGATACGTTCTATAGTGTTGCTCTGATGAGTGGTATAATGAGCGGAGTTAACACAGCAGGTTATGCTAGAGAACGCTACAAGGCACCACATGAGCAGCGCAAAACTGACGCACAAGCACGTTCTATTTTTGGAGAGCGTTGGGATGAATACAAGAACGCTATTGATAACGCTGATGAAAAGCAGATAGGTAGCGTAATGGAGAAAATTGGCAATGATAAGTCTTTGTCAGACGCTCAAAAGATTGCAGCCTTACAATATCAATATCGTACAGCTGTAGTGCATGGTTTCAACGCACAAGACACAAAGAATAAGTTGGAGGGTCAGTTTAACGCAATGGATGAAGCCTACAGTATGGGTTACAACGCACAAGGGGATCAAGAGCTCCGTAACACATCTATTCTTTATGATGAGGCGAAAAAGCAAGCCCTTAAAGCTACAGGTTGGGATGAAGAGGGACTTGAGCACATGATGGGTGAAGATGGAGGTGCGTCAACCTTAGGATATATGAAACGCAGTGGTGATTTTAATGACGCGCAACTACAGGCAGTTACTGACTATGCCAATGCACGTGCTGCTTATAATGGTATGATACAACGTGTGAAAGACGATATTGACACAAAAGTGCATGAAAGCAACCTTGAAGCAGAACAGCGCACTAACCTTGATACAGGCGCTATTCACCCTGCAACAATGAAAGTGGATGATAGACAAGTCTATATTGTCAATGGTAACGTTGTTATGCTCCCTGATGGTAGTGGTGTTGATCATGAACACTCTGATGACTTCGTTGTATTGCGTGATGCTGAGACAGGAGAACTTGAAACAGCAGACCCTTCCGCAATATTCAAAGTGGATGCACCTATTAATCCACAAGAAGAAAAGGAAGCTGCCGCGGACAACATCCGTCAGACATTTGCACAGCAGCAGGCTGACAAGATAGACGGAAAATTAGAATTCAAGCAAGGTGATACCTATTCTATCATAAACAAAGAAGATGGTACGCAACACTCTTTGTCTATAATTGGTGATGCAATAGACGAAAAGACAGGACAGGTTAATCCTGAAATGGTGCTTGTTGATATTGACGGAGCTCAGCAGCCAACCATGTTACCAAAAGAGCAAGTACAACAGCAGGTTGATGAGGCTCGTCGAGTAGCCGTTGCAGCAACGCAGGTTGTAGAGCATGCGCCAGCTAGCAATACTTACAATACAAACGATGAAGTCACACTCTTTGACGAGGATGGCAATACTATTCGTGGCAGTATAACAGCCCCTGAGAATGAAGATGGTAAATTTGAAGTTTACACAGAGCAACCTATTAATGGTAAGAAAGTAAATCTGTTTAATGCTGGAGAGCTTGATGCTATGACGAAAGCGCCTGAAACTATTGCAAAAAATGCAACAGTTCAGCAGCCTCAGCAGCAGGAAGAGACTGAGGACTCAGTAGAAAAGGAAGCCCCCCAGCAGCAGGTAACAGCTTTGGAACGCATTCCTAAAGACGATTCTGGACAGCCTCTTTATGAGCAGACAGATCCTGAAACCGCATGGGATGCTATTGTAGAGCAGACGGAAGGTGACACGAGCATGGCACAGACTGTTGCTGATGACATGGTGTCTGATTTGGAAGCTGGTGTAAAAAAGGCTGAAAAGACCAAAACAAAGAGTGGCGGTAGTATTGCAGAAAAGATTGCAGCAGAGAAAGAACGTGCAGCGGTTATTGAACAGGCTAAGGCAACACTTGCACATTGGAGGAAGATAGCTGCTGTTAATCGTATGCGTGAGGCTGCAATACAAGCAGAGGAACAGCGCAAAGCTGATGAAGTGGCACGTGTACGTAAGGAAAAGGAAGATAAAGTACGCGCAGAGCAAGAAGAAGCAGAACGCATCAAGCGTGAAGCTCTTAATGGCGTACCCGATTTTGTAGAGGATAAGGCAACCGATGCACGGGCAAGAGGCTACAGACGTGTTAATGGAGATAAGGTAGATAGACAAGAGCCTATTGACGCGACGATAGGTAAAGAAGTACAGGTTAAATTTGATGATGATAACATTCCCACAGGACACGTTGCTATCATAGAAGCTAATCAGTTACAACCAAGTCATAAGAATGGGCAACGAAATCCACAGCACTTCATCGACGAGGCACAACCAAAAGAGCGCAAAGACGATGCAAGCGTAGGTGCAGCACGTAAAATTGCAGCAAAAATTCGCCCAGAAGAAATTACATCGTCTGTAACTGCTTATACTGGTGCACCAACAGTGAATAGTCGTGGAGAGGTTATTCAGGGCAATAATCGAAGTGCCGCACTTCGTGAGATGTGGGATAATCATCAGGAGCAAGGTGATAAGTACAAAAAGTATCTCATTGATAATGCAGAATCATTTGGTCTAAGAGCAGAAGACATTGCTGCAATGGATAAGCCAGTACTTGTTAATATGCTCGATGTGAACGATAATGAAGCTATTTCATTAGGTCAATTTGTAGCAAGTGATACAGAAAGCGGAGGTACAGAACGCATCAAGCCTAAGAATGTTGTTAAGAAACTTGGTGACAAGATGAAGAACTTTGCAAACATTCTTTTGCGAGCTAATGACGAGAATATTTCTTTTGCAGAACTTGTTGATAGTAATGGTGTGGATGCTTTGAAATGGCTAAACGCTAATGGAGTGATCAGTCCAACACAGTATAAGAGTGCATTTGATAGCAAAGGCAATATCACGGCAGAAGCTAAGAACGATATCAAGGGTATTATGTACCAGAGTATCTTCGAAGGTGGTAATACGCAGCTTGAAGAGATGTTTAATGCGTTACCTGCAAAAGCACAGAAGGCAATTCTTGCAACGGCATATCGTGATTATGACAGCCCACAAAGCGAACGTATGATAGAGGATATTCAGGACTCTATCATGGCATATTACGCTTTGTCACATGATAGCATGTTTATAAATGCTAAGAATCACAAAGATGTACGTATAGCTGTTGAAGCATGGAGAAGACAACTTGCTTTTGATGATGTTACAGGAGAGAGCTATCTCCCTGCAGAAAAATATAGTAACTTTGCATTATTGCTTGCTACTATGTACAAAGGCGAGAACCAGTCACTTATACAGGGTACGTTCAATAAGATGTACGACCTTATACAAGGCACACAAGAAGAAACTCTGTTCGAGCAACCTGATAACACACCACGTTCACTTGTGCAGGCAATCAAAGAAACTTTAAATATAGAACATAATGGACAACAAGGAAGCAATGTATTGGCTGGCGATAGTTCAGCAAGCCAAGAAGGGAGAACAGGAAGCAATGGAGATGCTACGTCAAGAGGACGAAGTGAGAATAGCGATGGGACAGAAACCAATCAAGGAGGAACTGAAGGAGATAGTGGAAAAATCAGAGAAGAAAGAGTAGAGAAAGCTGATGAAGGGGCTTATTCTCTTAGTCAACAGAAGTCTGACAATGGAGAGAACTTCTATCAAGACATCAATGGAAATATTGATTTAGCAAATATACCAGACGAGGTCTTTAATAAAATTAATAAACCTCAGGCACCTTTTCGTCTTACACCCTCTATGCTTAAACATGTTTTTGATAGGCATGGAAAGGAGATAGGACTCTCTAAAGCTGATGATGCGATAGATTTCGTATTAGATGTGATAGATAATTTTGATCACGTACGTCAAGGAGAAAAAGGTGCAATCATATTCTCTATCGAAAATGGTAGAAGTCGTACAGGTAGACGTGCAGTAACAGTTCTATTGGATTCGTTAAGTGGAAGCTATTACGGAATAAAGACTTCTGGTTATGAAAGAATAGAAGGCTTAACAAAAAGAACATTGTTATGGGAGAAGGGCGCGAAAGATACTTCTACTACAGGTGTTGCCCCTGCAAATGTTCCCACCGAGCAAGCTTCTCAAAGCAACGAGCAAGCTGGCAGCGCATCAAACCATAACAATGATTTCGAGGGCAAAGATAAGCAATCTTCTGATACAAAGCAAGAAATTGTAGACAATTATTTAGAAAAGTCCGCAAGAGATGCAGATTTATTTGCAATGGCTGAACGTGTAGCGGAAGAGGATAAAGCTAAGCGTACACGTAAAAAAGAGGAAGCAAAGGTCGATACCAATCCGACTGAGGCACAGAAAGAAGCTGGGAATTACAAGAAAGGTCATATCAAGGTAGATGGCTTCAATGTCACTATTGAGCAGCCTAAGGGCAGCATTCGTCGTGGTAAGGATGCAAATGGCAAGGAATGGGAAACCGAGATGCATAACACCTACGGATACATTCGAGGCACAGAAAGTGTTGATGGTGATCATATCGACATCTTCTTGTCAGATAACCCAACAGAGGGTAATGTCTTTGTTGTAGACCAAGTAAACAAAGATGGTTCTTTCGATGAACATAAGGTAATGTACGGATTCTCTGATATGGAGAGCGCAAGGAAAGCATACCTTTCTAATTATGAAGAGGGATGGCAAGGCTTGGGCAACATTACAGAAGTTAGCAAGGAAGAGTTCAAGAAGTGGATTGATAGCAGTAAACGCAAGACAAAACCGTTTGCAGAATATTCTTCTGTTAAAACAGAGGGAGATGTGAATGTACAACATCCTATTGAGAACAAAGGCAGCAAGCGTCTTGTGTCTAATGAACGCTACGAAGAATTAAAGAAACGTATGCGTTCTAAGTTGGGTCAGCTTAATTTAGGTGTAGACCCTGAGATGTTGGCTATTGGTGCAGAAATGGCTGTGTATCATATAGAGAATGGTGCACGTGCCTTTGGAGCCTATGCAAAGGAAATGATTTCTGACCTCGGAGATGCTATTCGTCCATACCTCAAAGCATTCTACAATGGTGCAAGAGATTTACCAGAGATGGCAGAGTTGTCAAAAGACATGACCCCTTATGACGAGGTGGGCCACTTTGACGTCGCTACAATTGGTAATGATGGTGAGCAGTTAACACCTTCCGCTATTGAAACAGCTGAGCAGATTAACAACGAAGCAACAGTTGAGTTTAATGCAAAGCAAGAACAGAGTAATACTAACGAGTTAGAAGATGTAGATAATGATGTGTATTCTATTACCAAGCAGCACAATAACAAGAAAGATGTTGATATCTGGGTTGTACGTGGTAAGGAGCGCACAGACAAGGATGTTTACACCCAGCGTAAGCAGGTGGCAAAAGAACATAATGGTTATTACTCTTCTTTCCGTGGTGTTAATGGTTTTGTGTTTAACACAGCAAAAGACGCACATGCTTTTGCAGATACAATCTTTAACACACAATCAGAAGAAAATAATACGCAAAATCCGCAAGAAAATATGCGTAAAGAGATTTTAAGCGGTAATAAAGATACTGTGCAACCAAAGGAAGAAACCAAAAATGCGGAAGTACACAGTAAGATTGATTCTGATATAAAATCATATTTAGCAGAGCAAATAAACTCTATTGCCAAGGACAAGACTATACAGCAAATCATTAATCCTGTGACAGGTAATTCTGAAGAAGTAATAAGAAATTCTGTTGCTAAAGAGCTGTATGACTTTGTCATAGACAATTACACTGATTATTCAGACCCTAAAATTAAAGCTTTATTAGACTTTGTTATTGGGGATAAGTCGTTGAGTAAAGAGGAAAATAAAAAAAATCTAGATCGAATTATTGATGCTGTAATTGCTCGTACTCGTTCTATCCTGGAAGAGGATGAAGATGTACAAGGGTTCCACGGTGGTGAACGTGTCTATTCTTTAAAGCATAGTGCTTATAAACATATAGTAGCTGCGTTCCATGGCTCAGACGGACAGATAGAATACTACAAGTTCTCTGATGGGACAAAGGCGAATGCTAATGAGGTGCAGAAAAATGAACCTGAAAAGAATTTGGAAGAGGAGAATCTCCGACCTACTACAGAACAATCAACTAATAGTAGGTTGCTTGCTCACTATAATGCGTTAAAAGAGAAGTATCCAGATACAAAAATTTTGCTCCGTGTTGGCGATTTCTACGAGACATATCAAGATGATGCAAAAGATTTATCTAAGACACTTGGTATTGTTCTTACCAAAAGGAATGATGGTATTAGCGTGGTTGGCTTCCCAGATCATTCACTTGACAACTATCTCCCGAAATTGATACGTGCTGGCTACAGGGTAGCTATTAACGGCAAAGATGAAACTGCAAACGATACTCCTACATCTAATGGACTCGAAGGTAGGTTTACTTCTGAGGAGGATATAGAGAGTATCTTTGGAAAGACATTTGTTAATAACGAAACTGGTACAGAAATTAAAGTTGGGCATTTCATCTCCCCTTATAAGGTTGCTATTAAGCTAAATGGGCAGGCTTCTATTGAAGAATGGAGACATCTTGCAAAGACGCTTAATAAAGAAGGGTGGCAGGAGAAGATCGTCCCTGATTTGCACGGCTTCAATATTGGTGATAAGGTGATGTATAAGGGCAAGGAGGCAACTCTTTATGACATCGACAAGGCTGATAATAATAGACCAATACTTGATACAGGTTTGGCTCCAGTCATGTATGAGGTTACTAATTGGGATGAGCTTACACCTGTTGCAAACTCAAATGGAGCGATTGCTGCAAAAGAAGAAAAAGTAAGTACAGAGAAAGAAAAACCAGCAAAAAAGAACAACTCAAAGAAAAAAGATGTATCTTTGAAGCAGCCTACCACAGGTGATTTGTTTGGAGGCTTCTTCGATGAAAACGAATATAAATCACAGAACAATGAAGATAACTCAAGAACTCGAACAGAAAATCGAACAGGAAATGATGAAGTTTCGCAACGAGAATCTTCTGGGAGCAGGTCAGTTAACGAAAGACAACTGGACACAGATACTGAAAGACGCAGGTCTGAGCAACAAGGAGATAGCCGAATACAGGGCAGAACGTCAGAGGAGCGAAGCAGCAATGAACGACCCTCTGGACGCTTATCGAGATTAAACGTTTCTAATAATCATGCTGAGCGTGGAGTAGACTATGCTCCTACATCAGTTGATGCTCGTATTGAAGCCAATATCAAAGCTATTGAGTTGGCTAATGAACTTGTCGAGAGTGGCGAAAAAGCAACTCCCGAACAAATGTCTGTTCTCAGAAGGTTTAGTGGATGGGGAGGTTTAGGCAAAGCCTTTAATCAAACTTCATACAACTGGAGTAAAGATTCTATCCCTGCTCGGCTACAGAATTTGCTCGGTGCAGAGGGTTATGAACAAGCCGTGATGAGTGCTAATAGTGCTTATTATACACCTGCGTACGTTATAGATACGCTGTGGGATGTTGCAAAACAGATGGGCTTTAAGGGTGGCAATATTCTTGAAGGCTCTGCAGGTATCGGTAATATTCTTGGTCTTATGCCAATGAATATAAGCGACAATAGCCATATTCAGGCCGTTGAGATAGACGGAACGTCTGGTAACATCCTTTCTTTGCTTTATCCTGAGGCGAATATCAACATACAAGGCTTTGAACAGACACGAGTTCCGAATGGAAGTGTAGATCTTGCTATTACTAATGTTCCTTTTGTTACAGGTCTTCGAGTAAACGACACAACAGGAGACGGCGACCTTTCTAAGAAATTCCACAATATTCACGACTTCTGCATTGCTAAGAATGTGCGTAAACTTCGTGAGGGTGGTATTGGTATTTTTATATCCTCAAATGGTACGCTTGATAACTCACAGAAACTACGCGACTGGTTGGTAAGTGATGGTAACGCTGATGTTGTCGGTGCTTTCCGATTGAATAATAAAACATTTGGTGGCACTGGTGTTACATCAGATATTATCGTTATTCGTAAGCGTGTTAATGGTCAAGTTTCGCCAAACGCAATAGATGTAAGCACTGTTACAGGTGAACGTTCGGTCAAATTTGATACAGGGGAGACGAAACGTGTCAAGGGTGTAGAAGTTCCAGTTGTTAAACATCTTTCGATGGATTACAACAAATACTTCATTGATCACCCTGAAATGATGGCTGGTAAGATGGAGTTCGCTTTTGAACATGGAGACAACTATCGGGCAACTTCAAAAGGTCTTTATCCTACTGCTGACAAGCCACAAGATAAGTTGCTAAAGAACTTTGTTAAGTCTTTTACTAACATGAAAAACGAGGCTGCCTCAACAAAACAAGACACGGAGCCTATTAATGTGTATGAGGAACTTGGTAACGATGTCAAAGAGGGAAGCATGCTTGTCAACAAAGATGGTCAGCTTTGTGTGGCTCAATTAGGTCAAGCAGTTCCACTCAATCTTAATGCTAACAAGGTCAAAGGTCACACTAAAGAAGAGTGTTTTAAGGCTTATACGGATATTAAGCAGGCGCTTAATGATGTATTAAAGTATCAGACAGAAAATGAGGGCAACGATGGATTACAGTCATTACTTGATAAATTGAATAAGGCGTACGACTCTTTTGTAGATACATATGGTCATCTTAACAAGAACACTTCTATCGCATTTTTGCGCAACGATGTCGACTATCCAAACGTATTCTCTTTAGAGAAATATGAAGAAAAAGCAGATAAAGATGGTAAGCGCGTCGAATTATTCCATAAAACAGACATCTTCAAAAAGCGTGTTGTTGAGAAGAATGTGGAACCACAGCCTAAGAATGTAAAAGATGGTATCGTGGTGAGCGTTTATAAGTTTGGCAAAATAAATGTCCCATATATCAGTAATCAGCTTGGCAAGGCAGAGGAAGATGTTAAACGTGAGATTATTGCAAGCGGATTAGGTTTCGAGAATCCTGTAAGCAAACAGGTGGAGGTATCATACCAGTATCTTAGTGGTAATGTAAGAGAGAAATTGAAGCAGGCAGAAGGGAGTAATGAAAACGGAGAGTATAACGACAACATTAAAGCCCTTAAAGATGTTATACCTAATAGTATACCTGCGCATCTGATAGAGTTTAACTTAGGTTCATCATGGATTGCGCCAGAACTTTATGAGGAATATGTTAAGGATAAAACGGATGTTGATGTCAAGTTTACAGCAGCAGGCGGAACATGGTTTATGAAAGAGCCGCATTGGACGAACAATGAAAAGAATCGTTCATTTGGCGTACATAGCGACTTGTTGGGTAAACATGTTATGGGACATGAACTTATAGAAGCGGCTATCCAGAATAAGACTATTACAGTTTCTACAACACGCAAGCATTATGATGGCACAACAGAGACTATAACTGATAAGGAAGCAACGCAAGCATGCTCAAGCCGTATAGACGAAATAAGGCAGGAATTTAAGGACTGGGCACGTAATAAAATGCAGAATGATCCTGATATGTCTGACAAGATGGAGCAGCTGTATAATGACCTTTTCAATAATTACGTACCTATTGATATACCAAGTGAATACATCCCTGAGCATTTCGGAGGTGCTACTCATAACATCACATTACGTCCACATCAAGCAAAGGCCGTTGTACGTGGAACGATGCAGCCGTTAATGCTTGCACATGAGGTAGGTACAGGCAAAACCTTTACACTTATTTCCACAGCAATGGAAATGCGTAGGTTGGGCACAGCACGTAAGCCTATGATTGTAGTACAGAATGCAACTGTTGGGCAGTTTGTTGCAAGTGCAAAACAGTTATATCCAAATGCTAAGATTCTTACGCTTGAGGATAGTGACCGCAATGCGGAAGGAAGAAAGAATTTCTATGCTAAGATACGTTACAACGATTGGGATATGATAGTCGTTCCTCAATCGACCTTTGAATTTATCCCCGATAGCGAAGAGCGTCAGATGGCATTTATCCAGGATAAAATAGAAGAGAAGCAGGCTGTTTTGGAGAAGATGAAAGAAGCCGATGATTCTGGTCGTAATCTAATCACTCGTCAAGCAGAGAAAGAAGTTGAGCAATTGAAAGAAGAATTGGCGCATTTGACTAATACGCTTTCTGAAAAGAGAACGGTAAAAGACGAAAAACGACGTGCTGTTACAAAGCAGAATACAGAGGTGAAAGCTCGTGAGATGCTTGAGCGGAGAACTGATGATACAGAGAACTTTGATGATATGGGGATTGATGCACTGCTTATCGATGAAGCGCACGAGTACAAGCATCTTGGATTTGCAACTGCAATGCAACGTGGTGTTAAAGGTGTAGATAATTCCTACTCTAAGAAGTCACAAGGTGTTTATCTCAAAACGCAAGCTGTATTACAAAAGAATCATGGACGTAACGTTATTTTTGCAACTGGTACTCCTATCAGTAATACAGCAGCGGAGATATGGACATTCATGCGTTATCTCATGCCTGCTGACACAATGAAAGAGTATGGAATCTATTACTTTGATGACTTCGTACGAAACTTTGGTAATATCCAACAGATGCTTGAGTTTACCACTAGCGGAAAGTTCAGAGAAAACAATCGTTTTGCTGGCTATATTGATTTACCAGAATTAGTGCGTATTTGGTCAAGTGTATCAGACACTGTTCGAACAAAAGATGCAGGTGGAGTCAGTGATAAAATTCCTGAGATGGAAGGAGGTAAAGCGCAAGACCTTTACTTGCCTCAAACGACAGCACTTCGTGGCATTATGAAATACGTCAAATCTGCGCTTGAAGAATACGACAATATGAGCGGTAAGGAGAAAAAAGAGAAATCTCACATTCCACTTACAATGTATGGTATTGCTAAAGCAGCAGCGGTTGACGCACGACTAGTTGACGCAACGGCAGAAGACGATCCCAACAGTAAGACTAATGAAGCTGTACGTCAGACTTTGCGTTCTCTAGAAGAGACAGCCTCATATAACGGTACTGTAGCATTATTTGCAGATAATTATCAGAATAAAGAGAGCGGTTTCAATCTGTATGAAGATATTAGAAGGAAACTCATAGAGGCGGGCGTACCAGAGAAGCAGATAGTTGTTATGAAGTCTGGAATGACTATCAAAAATAAGTTGGAAATCTTCGATAAAGTTAATCGTGGAGAGGTACGTGTAATTATGGGTAGTACATTTACGCTTGGTACAGGCGTGAATATACAAGAGCGCCTACATACGCTGATACATATCGATGCACCTAATAGACCTATGGATTATACGCAGCGTAATGGACGTATATTGCGACAAGGAAATATTCATAAGGATATGAATAAGCCTGTGCGCGTGCTTCGTTTCGGAGTAGAAGATAGCTTAGATGTAACTGCTTATCAGAGACTAAAGACTAAGGGTGCTATTGCTGAAAGTATAATGAATGGTAAACAGCTCATGGCAAACAGTATGGAGAATCGTATTCTTGAAGAGGAAGAAGATGCTTTCGGAGATACTGTAGCGCAACTTTCAGGAAGTGAGTATGCTATGTTGAAGAACCAAGCAGAGAAGAACGTCCGTAAGTACGAAAGTCGCAAACGCCAGTGGGAAGCTGATCAAACTTACATTCACAATGCTAAGCCACGTCTTAATGGACTTATCAAGAATGCTCAACTTCAAAAGGAAGAGAACGAGAAGAACCTTTCACTTGTGAATAATACCTACCCTGATGGCAAATTTAAAGCTATCATCGTTGGTAAAAATAAGTATGATAGCGTAGCAGAAATGGAGGATTTCTTTAAAGACCATAATAAGAAGGTTAAAGAAGAAAGCGAAAAGGTTAAGAATGGAACCAATGCTACTTATGGTAGTACCATTAATGTTGACATTGATGGACTAAACTTTACCATTCATACCGAAGTTTCAAAAGAAACAACTTCTAAGGGAATTAATATCTTTGCTAAGTCTACTCGTACAATGACATATTCTCAAAAGGAACTTGGGCTTGAAGATGTACCTGTAAAGGGTGCGTTGATACGCAATGCTATAGAGGATATTACCGATAATATAATTACGGGTGATGATTTCAAGGAAAGGATAGAACGTGCGACGCAAAATATCTCTCATTATAAGTCTGATTTAGAACATGTTCTTTCAAGAGAAGGTAAACCTTTCGAATTCGAGAGTGAACTTGAAGAAGCTAAGGCGAAATATGTAGAGTACACAGAAGCGATGAAGAAAGAGATGGAAGAAAAGGAGAAGAAGTATGCCGAGATGGATAAACACGTTGAGGCAACCTCTTCACTTTCAGAAATTCCTGAAGATGATCAAACTCTTATGCGTTCTGGGCAAGGTCCATTATCGGATAACGAACTAAGCTTTATTAATGACCCAGTTGCAAAGATGCTTGGTAAGAGCAATCGTACCGAGGATGATCATAAAGCTTTTGCGGAAAGGGAACGTCAGCGCATGATAAACCGTATAAGTGAACTTGCTGACAGTCTACATCTTGATAACGTTGAAACTGTCATAGATAGTAACGGCTTGCAGGGTAAAAATGCTAAGGCAAAGGGATTCTATTCTAAGAGCAGCGATAAAATTACTATCATTGTTCCTAATCATACAAGTGTAGAAGATGTGGAGAAGACTCTACTACATGAAGCTGTGGCGCATTATGGACTAAGGAAATTGTTTGGCGAACATTTTGAAACGTTCCTTGATAACGTTTATCAGAATGTTGAACCAGAAATAAGACGTCTCATAACGGAGCAAGCGGCAAAGAACAACTGGGATTTCCGTACAGCAACAGAAGAGTATCTTGCTGGACTGGCAGAACGAACAGACTTTGAGAGGGTTCATCATACAATATGGAATAAAATAAAAAGCCTATTCCTAAAGATGTTGCATAGCATAGGTTTTGAGGACTGGTCAGCTACAGAATTAAGTGACAACGAACTTCGTTATTTACTATGGAGAAGTTATGAGAACATGAAAGATCCAGGCAGATATCGTAGTATATTGGGTCAGGCAGAAGACATAGCAAAGCAAAATGAATTAAAGGTTGGAAACTATGATCAGCGGAACACTGATTCTTCTAATGTAGCTGAACGAGGGATTCTATATAGAGAAGATGATTCTAAAGAGAAAGAGCATGTTAATGCGAGAGAGAAATACGAGCAGCGTGTTAATAGAGCAATGTTCCAGACACAAGAAGCCTTGCAAGATAGTATGCTTGGGCTTAAAGAGGCTATGAATGCTATTATTAAAGCTGAGGGAAAGAATATAAATATTGAGGACATTGATGGCTATGAAAATGCCTACTTAGGCGAAAACAGATTGTCGTCAGTAAACAAAGCGGAGGCGGATGCTTTTGCACACCTTGTATTTAAGCCAATGCTTGCAGAAGTTTCTAAGCTATGTAAGAATGCACAAGAACGTGCTGAACTTGTGGATTATATGATGGCAAAGCACGGCTTGGAACGTAATGCTGTCATGCGTAATCGTGCGATAGAAGACATTATTAATAACGAAAAGTTAAATGATGCTCAAAAAAGTGCACGTGCGGGTTTAGCAGAGAATCGTGACTATGCAGGCCTTACAGCATTGACAGGCAAAGATAATGTTACGGAGGCAGAAGCAGATGCTGAGGCAATGGTTTCAGGATACGAGAGCACTCATGATACTACCAATCTCTGGGACAAGGTAAATACCGTAAACGCTGCAATTTTGTCTAAGAGTTACGAGTGTGGAATGATGGATAAGGACACTTATGAGAAAATAAGCGATATGTACAAATACTACATTCCTCTTCGTGGCTTTGATGAGACAACAAGTGAGGAAGCATACGCATACCTTTTGCATCAGAATAGCGCTTTCAATGCACCAATCAAAGTTGCCAAGGGACGTTCTTCTAAAGCTGATGACCCTTTTGCGAATATGCAAAGTATGGCTGAGAGTGCTATAACGCAGGGAAATAGAAATAAACTTGTTAAGCAGCGCTTCTTTAACTTTGTACTCAATCATCCAAGTGACCTCGTTAGCATTAGCGACATGTGGTTAAAATATGATGATGTGGCAGACGAATGGAAGCCAGTATTCCCTGACAACTTTGAGGAAAACGACTCTGCAGAGGATGTAGAACGAAAGTTGAATGAGTTTGAAGAAAGAATGAAAAAACTTTCAGAGGAGGATCCTGACAAGTATAAACATGGTAAAGATATAGTTAATATCCCTTACAGAATTGTAGAGAATCGTGATTTGCGGCAACACCAAGTCGTTGTTAAGCGTGGTGGAAGACCATATATATTAACCCTTAATGGTAATCCACGAGCTGCTCAAGCTCTCAATGGGCAGACGAACCCAGACAATGATACATCTGGTGCTATTGGCGCAATCCTTAAAGCAGGGGAGATGGTTAATAGACAACTAAGTGCGTTCTATACAACAAGAAACCCAGACTTCGTAGTATCTAACTTTATTCGCGATATGCTTTACTCAAACACGATAGTATGGGTTAAGGAAAGTCCTAATTACGCATTACGCTTCCATAGAAATATCGCACGTTGCAACCCTGCACAAATAAAAGTCCTTCTTGCCAAGCATAGAAAAGGAACGCTTGATATGAATAATAAACTGGAACATATGTTCTATCAGTTTATGATGAATGGCGGCGAAACAGGCTATGCTAATGTGAGAGATATTGAGCAACATAAGAATGATATTCGTAGAGAGTTGAAGCGTGCTAATGGCAAGCTAAGTATTGCTAAAGCATTCAATTTGCTCAGCGAAAGACTTGACGAGTACAATCGTGCTGTTGAGAACTGCGCACGCTTTGCTGCTTACCTTACGTCACGTGAGATGGGTAGAACAGTAGAACGTTCTATCTATGATGCAAAAGAAATATCTGTAAACTTCAATAAGAAAGGTAGTGGTGCAAAATTTATGAAAGCAGTTGGACAGACAAAGATTGGTAATACAAGTGCTTTCGTTTCTGGGATAGGACGTAGTGGGTTTGTTTTCTGGAATGCAGCAATACAAGGTACAACAAACTTAGGTAGACAATTTAAAAAACATCCTGTCAAAGCGTTTGTTGGCGCAGCAACAATGTTCTTACTTGGTGCTTTAATTGCAGGTATAGGAATGGGAGACGGAGATGATGAAGAAGATGCAAATAGTTATTGGAACTTGCCTGAATACGTAAGGCGTAGCAATATCTTGTTCAAAGTTGGAGATCAGTGGGTCTCTATTCCGTTACCTGTAGAGTATCGTGCCGTTTATGGTATGGGAGAACTTATGGTTAGTGCTATGAGTGGTAAAGAGCATTTTACAGATTCAGAGTTGGGTAAGGCTATAGCTGGACAGATGACGCAAGTTCTACCAATAGACTTCTTAGAAGGTGGTGGAGGTGTTAAAGCTTTTGTACCAAGTGCGATTAAGCCATTTGCAGAGGTTTATAGCAATAAGAGCTGGACAGGTATGCCTATCTATAAGGATACTCCTTTTAATAAGAATATGCCAGAATGGACGAAAGCATACAAGAGTGCAAATAAGTACCTCGTGAATGTGGCAAAAGTACTTAATGAAACTACTGGCGGAGATAATTACACTAAGGGTACTATTGACATTAATCCTGCGCAGATAGAATATCTTCTTAATGGATATTTTGGAGGCGTTTCCAGTACAATAGACAAGCTAACTAAAAGTGCAGAGACGATAGCTGGAGAAAGAGAATATGACCCACGTAATTTCTTACTCCTCAATCGAGTTTTAAAAAATGGAGACGAGCGCACGGAGGCACGTGCGATCAACAACGAATATATGAGAGTTAAAGAGGAACATGATATCCTAAAGGCGAGAATAAAACATTATGAAAATGATACGGACAAAGGTATCTTTGATTATGCAGACAAGATAGATTTCTTATATAACTCTCCAGAGTTTGCTCGGTATGAGATCTTCGAAGACTACAGCAAGGATATTGACGCTCTTTATCAAGAGTTGAAAGAGGCTAACGACGAAGAGGAACGTATAATACTCGAGAAAGAACTCACGAATCTTAAAAAAGAGATGATTAACGAAATGAACAAGACACGTAAATAGTTAAACTACTGATAGTGTAGGCATTGTTTATCTTTGCCTACACTATTAAATTGGATTTAAATATGCATACTGTTACAAATAAAAGAGAGAAGCTGATACCGATGAGCCGTATTACTCCAAAAACAAAAGATGAAGAAATGGATACGGTTGCTTTTCATATCAACAACTTTGAGAGGCGTAGGGCTTTTGATGTACTCATGGAGGCTCAACATTATTGGAATGAAATGGACCAGTTCCGAAAAGATAGACAGAGAAACAAGAGATACACCTACGGAGACCAATGGGATGATAAGATTTGCGTCGATGGCAAAACGATGACAGAGGAAGAATATATCAAGCAGCAAGGCAATGTCCCTCTTAAGAATAATCTTATCCGAAGACTTGTTCGTAATGTACTTGGTGTATATCGTTCACAATCTAAAGAACCTACATGTGTAGCACGAGATAGAGAAGAACAGAAACTTGGAGAAACAATGTCTACAATTCTGCAATGTAATATGCAGCTCAACAGGATGAGTGAGGTATATGCACGTACAATGGAAGAGTTTTTGATATCAGGTTTTATTGTACATCGCAAAAGTTATGGATGGCGTAACGGTAAGGAAGATTGCTGGACGGATTATGTGCAGCCCAATAACTTCTTTATCGATAATAATATGCGTGATTTCCGTGGTTGGGACGTTGGTTGCTTAGGAGAGGTGCACGATATTAGCTTTGGACAACTCTGTGAACAGTTTGCAGAAACCCCAGATGATTATCGCAAACTGAAAGATATTTACAAATGGGCAGATAGTAAGGAATATATAGCGAGCTACGCAGAGAAGTTTGGTTACAGTAGACTTGATAATTTTGATTTTCTTTTCACCAGTGAGCCTGGAAGGTGTCGTGTTATAGAGGTTTGGCGCAAGGAACAGAAACCACGCTATCGTTGTCATGACTATCTTAATGGTGATATCTACAAAATAGATGAGGAAGATTATTACAAGGACGTTGTGGTGGTAAACGAGCAGCGTATGCAAATGGCTGAGGCTTCAGGAATGCCAACAGAAGAAGTTCCACTCATCAAAGCTACTTGGTTCATGGATGATTATTGGTACTTCTATTATCTTTCCCCATTTGGACATATCCTTAAAGAGGGAGAGACTCCTTTTGAACATGGAAGTCACCCTTATATCTTCAAAGCTTATCCATTCATAGATGGTGAGATTCATTCGTTTGTTAGTGACGTAATAGACCAGCAGAGATATACTAACCGACTCATTACGCTATACGATTGGATAATGCGAGCGAGTGCTAAGGGCGTCTTATTGATGCCAGATGATTGTTTACCTGATGGTGTTAGCATAGAAGATATTGCTGAAAGTTGGGCGGAGTTTAACGGAGTTATAGTGTTTAAACCATCTAAGACAGGACAAATGCCACATCAAGTAGCAAACAACTCTACCAATATTGGTATTACCGAATTACTCAATTTACAGTTAAAGTTCTTTGAAGACATATCAGGTGTTAATGGAGCTTTGCAGGGTAAGCCCGGCTTCTCTGGACAAAGTGCATCTATGTATAATCAGCAAGTTCAGAACTCTACAATGTCATTGCTTGATATGTTGGAGTGTTTCTCTTACTTTGTTATAGATGGAGCTTATAAGGACGTGAAGAATATACAGCAATTCTATGATGGAAAACGTGTGTTTAACATTGCAGGTAAGAGCGGTACACAAATCGAATACGACCCTAAGAAAATTAGAGATGTTGAATTTGACTTATCTATCACCGAAAGTACAACAACGCCAGCATATCGTCAACTTGCAAATGATGTTCTTATGCAACTATGGCAAGCTCAAGCTATCAGCGTAGAACAACTACTTGAAAATGGTGATTTCCCATTTGCTGATGATTTATTGCAAAGTTTACAATCTCAGAAAGAACAGATGCAACAAGGACAGTTGCCTCAAGGTGTATCACCACAGATTATGCAGCAAGCACAACAGGGAGCTAACATGCAGGCTGTAGATCAGCTACATCGAGCGTTACAAGCTTCATAACAAAAGGCGTAGGATTTTCCTACGCCTTTTGTTTTACTTCTTCTTGTTTACTTTCTTTTGAATATTCTCTACCGCTAAAGGGTCATTGGTAAGGGTGGCAATGCCGTCAAGACTTTGTTTTTGTCTTACGTTGTATCTTCCCATTGCACCAAGAGTAATACTGTTGCTTCTTCAATTCAATAACAGAGGCTGGCATTTCTGCTGTCCCATTTCTATATGGGGTTGCATAAAAGCACTCTCTTTCAAGGTCAGCAACAAAAGCCTTATTGGTGATATAGCCTTTGTGTTTTAGTCGACGAAAGTTAAATCTATCCATAACCAGGAGTGCTTTTTTTGTACCTGACGCTGGCATAACATAATAACGTTCACCAGTTCTCTCATGTGCCTCATTCGCCTTCCTTACCGCTTCACGATAGCGAAGGTCAGATTTCAATTTTTTAAAAACATTCATCATCTTATTATATATTAAATTAAACTTATATTGTTGCAGCTGATACTGCTTTCTTTTTTTTCGGGACGCGCATCTTGACACGCAGCACAATAGTTGGTATAGGCATTTCAAAAAAGCAAATATGAAGACCAATAGCACGTGTCATTAATAAATCGTCATGCTTACCAATAATAGCACCAAAGGCTCCATTTTGTTTTTTCTCATAAACCACATATTCGTCCAAACAACGCTCATCACGTTCAATGTACATATGCTCACGTACTACTTTAATCAGAGTTGATATGATCATGGGCTTAGTTGCAACGTTGGTGTGGAAACCATACTTACGAGGCAGACCTTCCCTAATCTCGTCTTCTGTTTGCTTACGTGCATAGAGATTGGGGTAGACTTCTTTAATTTGATTAAGGATAAAGTGTGATAAATCTCCATCAACTTGTCTTTCCTTGTCATGCGTCTCAAGGGTGTTACTCTCGATAACAAGTAGAGAGTTGTCATAGAAAGCAGCTATCTGTGCAGCTTTCCATGCAAGTATATCCATATCAATATGTCCGTACCATTGAGCAACAACTTCTGGTCTACCTCCATCTAACATAAATAGACGGTCTATTACTAAGATAACAGACCAGTCGGCTTTTTTCGAGCGCCCACCAATATCAACTATTGTAAGATACCTATTTGTAACTGTTTCTTTATCATCAATCTCTGGTAAATCCCAAATCCATAGTAATCCTTGTGTATCTTCTGCAAAGCGAAGATTCTTTAGTGCGTCCTTACCAGAATCGCCATCTGCATAAACATCTCCAATATACTTAGGTTGTTTGCACGATGCTCTAAACTCATCAACTTTATACTTATCGAAGACACGTTCACCAGAATGTACAAAGGCTTCAATATCATCAGATGGATATTCAGAAGCCATTGGGGCATGTTCATTATATTTAGCACGTTCTTGCACATACCAGTTAATTGCTTCTAACGTTGCGCCCTGCTCCCACAACCACCACAGGTACTTTCCACTTTCAGCACGTGCCGATGAAGCACTACCATTATTACGATTCTTCCATAGCCATATAGCAAAATCAGCTTTTGCGTCATTGTCTTCAAAAGCCAAAGAATACTGCTCTATGTCAAACCAAGAAACAAACATTGCTTCAAATTGTGAAGTTCCACGTTTTGCCGCATCATATTCTCGCTGAAAGAAGTTTCCTGTACCGTTTGCTGTACTCTCGTAAACAATCATCGTATACGGCTTCAGTAAGATTCCAGAGCAAGCTGAGCGTACAATATCCTCAGGCTTCTTCCCATCTGTAGTTTTCCATAGTCCTACCTCGGAAAGATGTACTAAGTTGTAATCTCCACCACGGCAAGAGTCTGGTCGTTCAGCAGTACCAATTTTTATCTTGCAGTTACGTTGTGGTACACGATGAATAGAACCAGAGTGCCCTACGCCTACTAGTTTAGATTCATTTTCATTGTAAATTTCACCCAGCTTGTAAAGCATAGATATGGGATAGGCTTTAATCATTCGATCAAACATATCCTTGATTTCATCAGAACCAGCACCTTGATGAGCAATGATTAGCGAGTTAAGACCTACCTTGTGAATGAGCTGAAGCCATGCCATATATAACTGAGAAGTTGTAGAACCGCCCCATTGTCGTGCCTTTAGCAGAACTATTCGTATAGGTTTATTGGCTTTGCGTAAAGCTTCAAGTCGCTCTACGAACTTCCTTTGAGGTCGCGTGAGTCTAAATAGCACATCTTCTCCACCACCTTTGTTTTTAATAAAGACATATAATGCAGCCCAAAAAGCAAAGTCATAGCGGCACCTTAACCGCACAAATTGCTCTATAACTTTAAGACGATCTTCATCAGAATATTCTACTTCTAATTCTTCTGTTAGGAATTTTATGATACTTCCACACTTGATTAACAGTTTTATCAATGGAATGCTAAGCATTTCAACAGGAATATACTGTGTTTCTAATGGAAATCCATCTATATGTACTTCAACACGCTCCCCGATAGACCCTATACCACTGATGGGGTCAAACTTTTGATAAACGTCGGCATTACGGTTATCATTCTCTTTTAATATACTTATTACTTCTTTTTGCATCTTGTTATAGGATAGTTAAGAAGCGAGAACAAAAAACCAGATAAATAACAGTATAGATGCAGCCATGCATTAGTATATGGAAACACAAAGCCAATAGCAAGATAGAAGATCATCCATGCCTGATAGTACAATTTTCTACCCACTTCAAAAGAGATTGACCCAAAAAGAAAAAATATTACGCCAGACAGTCCTATAGTCGGCAATTTCGAAATTGGTAATACAAACGAAAGAGTATCTATTGGAAAAGTTATAGCAACTATATAAGCAAGTATAAGTCTTTGTAATCTGATATTGTAGATAAAAAATAAACAAACAAGACACCAAGCGTTAAGAGTAGCATGTATGATACCTGAATGAAAGAAAGGATAGAGAAATCTCCCCACCCATGAAGATCCTACAAAGATACCGACGGTATGCCAATTAGTAGGGTGCAATAAAGATAGAATCATTATGACAAGTGCTAAAAGCAGTGCCGTAATTTTTTCTTTCTTTCTTCGTATCTTTTCTTTTTCTCTTTGCATATCATAATTCTAATACTACCAGCACTAAGATAGAATTTAGGTGCAGGCTGTGCTACAACTATCTCACAACACTTATTAATCGACCAATGAGGATTCTTTTTCTTAAGTTCAACAACACGTTTGTGTATTTCATGAAACATTTCACGTTTTAGTGGGCGCATCTTATAATAAGGGTGTTTACCTTTTATAATTGCCATTACAATTTTGCTTGCCCAAATCTCTGATACCCAAAATCTTCGAGAAGGCATATTAGATATCTGTTTACAAATGTGCGGAATACTGATATATTCACATGATGATATATGCTCGTTATATAGCCTCATTATATCGTTCATGCGTTCTTCTGCATACTCCATTGTGGAACCTCGATGTTTCATAACAGTCTTATCTATGTTCCAAAGTTACGAAAAAGAACGTAAAAACTTAAACGATTTATCTAATATTTGTATCCTATTTTTGCATTAAAACAACCATCATAAATTTAGAGATATAAGATTATGGCTGAAAATCCAACAGTTAAGAGTAATCGTGACAAGTTTAAGGAAAGGATTAGTAAGAAGTATCCTGACCACAATTTTGATGACGAAGAAGCTTTGTATGGTCAGATAGGGGAAGACTACGATGGATACGAAAAGGAAATTAATGGTTACAAGGAGCGTGAAAAAGCCTTTTCAGACCTCTTTACAAGTGACCCACGTAGTGCATCATTCCTTACCAACTGGCGTAAGGGAGGCAATCCTGCCATTGAATTGGTACGTATGTTCGGAGACGATTTTGTGGAAGAACTTAAAGACCCTGATAAGCAGGAAGAACTAGCAAAGGCAAGTCAGGAATACGCAGAACGCGTTGCTAAAGAGAAAGATTTTGACGAGCAGTATCAAAAGAATATTGCAGAAACGATTGCTACTATAGAGGCTATACAGAGCGAAAACGGCTGGAGTGACGAACAAGTCGATAAGGTTATGGAGTTCCTTGTTAACATCATGAAAGATGGTATTCTTGGTAAGTTCTCACGTGAGAGTATTGAAATGGCTTCTAAAGCTATCAATCACGATGCTAATGTTGAGGAAGCTGCACATGAAGGTGAAGTTCGGGGGCGTAATGCAAAGATTGATGAGAAACTTCGCAAAAAGTCCCACAACGATGGTACTGCTAATCTCAGTGGCAAGAACGGAGGTGGCGGTTCTAAACGACAATTACCAGACCTTGGTGCTATCAGTCGCTACGATGGTAACCAGTCTATTTGGGAGCGTGGTGGCGAGAAACGTACAGCGTATAAATAAGTATCACAATTAATAATTAAAACGAAGAAGAATGGAAACAATTAAGAAAAGTTCGAATTTTCTCTATCGCATTATGCTGACACTGTTAGCTATTGCGATGGGGGCATCACATGGCGTACTAATGGCAGACGCTACAGCCTTACCAGATGCGGGTAAGACACGAGCAGGTGCAGAGGGTACAGGCGGAACAGATGGTATTGCCACTGAGACACAAGGGCGTGTTGATGGTGCAGATAACTTCTACATGAGTGATGTGGACCAGCGTATCGTTAAGATTCGCCCTATGGCTACTCCTGTGGATCAGATTAGTCGCTATGCTAAATCCAGCTCTTGTGACTCATTTGAGGTTAAGTATTATTCTGTTGGTACACGCGAGATTAAGTGTACTACTACAAAAAAGGTTGAGGCTATGACCAGTGGTGCCAGCACATCACTTCCTGTGAGTGACACCAACATGTTTACACTTGACGATACTATTCGTGTAGTAGGTGTTAAGGGAGTAACGGATCCTAATACAGGCAAGGCTTATACAGGTAGTAATATTCCAGATCTTGTGCTGTGTGTATGTGGCAAGGATGCTTCAACGAATGTTCCTACAGTATATGCTGTAAATGGCTCTATGGATAATACCTCTAAGCAGCCTATCTTTGTACCAGAGATTAAGAGTGGAGCTACACTTGTAAGAATGGGTAAGGCTTGTGGAGAGTTAGATGTTCAGACTGGACGTTTCAATAATATTCCAATGCCAGAGACTCAGTACTGTCAGAACTTCATGATTCAAGTAGAACAGTCAACCTTTGATAAGATTGCGTCAAAGGAGGTGAATTGGAACTTCTCTGATTTGGAGGAAGATGGCATCTACGACATGCGTCTTGCAATGGAGAACACTTACCTGTTTGGCGTTAAGAATGTTATCAAGCATATCGCTAAGGAGGGTATGAATACTTGGTTCACTGGCGGTATCTGGTGGATGGCAGGAAAGGATATCGAGGTTGGAAAGTGGGATACAGCAAAGAATTGTGCTGTCATCTCTGACGAAGACCTCGTTGATATTACTAAGGACTTGTTTGTTGGAACTGGCATTGGTAACAAGCGTAAGATACTCCTTTGTGGTTCAGACATGCTTTCTGCATTCTCTAAGATTAAGAGTGATAAGTTCCGTCTGAAGGACACCGTTGAAGTTTGGAACTTGAAGTTCAAATCATGGGATACAGACTTTGGAGAGGTGCTTACAGTTCATCATGAGTTGTTTGATGTCAACGGTATGAGTGATTGTGGTTTCGCTCTTGATCCAGAGTATTTGTCTAAGAAAACACACGTCTCTTGGGCTCGTAATATTCTTGACTTGAAGAAAGCGGGTATTCGTAATACTGACGCTGTAGTTATCCAAGAGGTCAGTTGTCTATATTTGCGCTACGCAAAAGCACATGCACGTATGAAACTTGCACACGCCTAACATCAAATAATAATTAATAACACTAAGGGGTGGGATTCTCGTACATCCCATCCCTTTTTATTTATAAAAACATGACAAAGCATTATATATCAGATTCGCATATTGCGATTAATGTCACTCTTAATGGTGGAGAAAGTGTGCATTTATCTTTTATAGCACTATCAAATGGTGGTAGCGTCTTTTCAACTGATAATGAAGAATTGCAGAATGCTATCGAACGGCATTACCGATTCGGTGATTTATTTATTCTTGATCATATTGAGGAGCCTAAGAAAACATCAGGAATAGGTACTGAAAGAGAAGATCGCACCTCTGACGAAGAGAGTGAAGACAACAATATCCAGAAGATTACTGTGAACGACTTGGGAGAAGCGAAGAACTATCTTGCAGACACATTGGGCATTAGCCGCACGTCACTCCGCAGCCTTAAGTCTATCCTCGAAGTTGCCAAGGCTAATAATATCGAATTCGAGGGGTTGGATAAATAATATCTCTACACAATGAAAGTATATCGTCTTGACGAAATAGCAAAAGACGTTCGCATTGCAATAGATCAGAATATGTCCAGTGACACACTGATAGGCTTTGGTGATGTGGACACTCTTTCCTTAAACGACATTATCAGGTCAAAGATTACAGACGCTGTAAAAAGAATACATAGCACGGCACCTGCATACCTACTTGATGGAGGTAACAACTTTGGAGACGCCATCTACTGGAAGGAACTTGAAAGCGGTTGGTGTCTTCTTCCTGAGAACTTCATGCGTCTTGTAGTATTCCAAATGGATGATTGGGAGCGTGCTGTATATCATGCTATCAGTGAGGACGATGCAGAATACAAAAAGCAAAGTAGCCGCTTTAAGGGCATACGTGGTACTCCTCAGAAGCCAGTATGTGCAATCGCTATTCGCCCAGAAGGAAGGGCTTTGGAATTTTATTCTTGCAAGAGTGAGAACGCTATGGTTAGTAGAGCAGTCTATCTTCCTTATCCTGTAATTGATGAAGATGATGGTATCGAGATTTGCGAACGCTGCTACCAAGCTGTAGTTTACACCATAGCATCATTAGTATTAACAACTTATGGCAATGCTGATTTAAGCAAGGCGTTGTCAGATTTAGCAAAATCAGCATTAATATGAGTTCTGTAAAGACAACGCAATTAGATGGCGACGTATCTGTTGGTCGCAATACTTCTATAGGAGGAAATATTATTATACAAGGTGGTGGGCATGTTAAAGGCACTCTTGTAATAGACGGGTGGCTTGATGCTAAGAACATCAAGGGTTCTAACAAAGGCATCTTTACAACCGCAGAGAAACTACGTGAGGCGTACCCACGTCCACATGATGGCTGGTGGGCTGTTGTTGGTAAAACATTGCCCAGCCCTATCTATATAGGTGATGGTGGAGAGTGGGTAGCAACAGGGGAAAGCGGAGGTAGCCCAACATTTGAAAATGTAGACGAGCAAATTCAACATATTGTTGACGATGCAAAAAGCAAGATAGATAATGCAAAAAAAACTATCGAAGACATGGTTGCAGCCCTTCCTATTGCGCAGGAGGCAGGTGATAGTGCAACAAAAGTAATGTCTCAAGCTGCTGTGACACAGAATATCAAAAAAGCCTTATCTGAAGCCCTTGAAAGCAAGGTGCTGACAAAAGTTGGGGAAATATCACCTGTCACATCTTTTAATCAGCTCTACGACAACAAAGGTGTAGGAAGTACTTATCCAAAATGGGGCAGTCAAACTTTCGAAATACCAAGTGGTATTAAACGTATCTATGGAAAAGGCTCAGGTTTCTTATTTACAGCGGAAAGATATTTATCTCCTATTGTATTTCTTGATGAACGACATAACTACATTAGTAGTGTGGTTTTGCCAACGGCAACTCTTAGTATAGGTAATGGCCTCATTGTGCCATTTGATATTAGCAATGTTCCGACAAATGCAAGATTTGTAGAACTATCAAAGTATACAGGAGTGGAAATTTCTACGTATAGCATTTCTTTCGAATACGAAAAGGAGGGTCTTGAAGATAGATTACTCAAGATGGAGAAAGTAGGAAGTAGCTTTGCGAGTGGTGAAAACACAAAAGAAGTCTCCGTGGTTAATAGAATAGTAGATATCGCTACAGATAAGGTTGAGAGAGAAAAGCAGATAGCAGGAGGTGGACTGCTGCAAGACTTGAAAGAGTCCGTATATGAGTCCGAAACAATTAGCAATATTCAAGACGTTCCATATTCAGGAGGTTTTATAAATAAATCAGGAGAACTTGTTCCTCATTCCAACTGGAGAACATCCCAATTTCTATCCTCTGAGGAGTGGATTATAATGTCTGCAAAATTATTCCCGAATAACCTAACAAATCAAATTGCGTTCTATGATGACGCATATAAATTTATTAGTGGAATATCAAAATCAGAAAAGCCAAGTAATTTCACGAATGGTGATATTGTGACACCAAGCAATGCAAAGTATTTCAGATTCTGTTGGACAAAAGATAATGGAGGTTTTGAAGAGAATAGAATACTTTTACAAAGGAATGTCGGAATAAGAAAGATTGTTGAAGAAAACAAAGAAAACATTAAGACTATTAAGCAAGCTCTTGGGCTGAAAGATGGTGTCGTTGATGTCAATTGGTGTGGTCTTTTTTCTAACGTCCTATTTATCGGTGATAGCGTAACAGGCGGTGACACAAGAGAACCGCTGGTAGAAAGTGGAACTCACAATATGGATTATCGCCCATATTCTTACCCTATGCGCATCAAGCAATTATCTCCTATGTGGGATATTACAAATGCAGGGTATAGCGGTATCAGTTCATCTGGATGGTATGGTCGTTTAGAAAGTAAAGCTGCACAGATAAAAAATGCAGACCTTATCATCATTGAATTAGGATGGAATGACCGGTTGACGGGAGACTTGAATACAGATGTAGTCCCATTTGGGGATGACTATGATAGGTACGCAACAACCGCTATCGGATATTATTGCAAGATAGTAGCGAAGTCTAAGGCTTACAATCCTAATGCGTTTATTATCCTTGTTGCATCTGCTGGATGGAAGAGTCAGAGAGAAGGTCTACAAGATAAAGTGAAAAATGTATCACAACTGTTCGGAGTTCCATTCATAGATATGAACGAAAACAAATACTTCGATATAACGCCTGACGGTGGAGACACATGCCACTTCACAGTGCAAGGGTACTATAAAAAAGCAGTATATATGTATCACGCTATTAGTGATTGTATTGGGGCTAATATGAATGAAGTAAGGAAGAAACTCTATGCAAGATTACAATCTAATAGGTCTTATACTGTAACAGGTACTGTTACTACCGATGGAACAACACCCCTTGCAAATGCAACTATAACTATCACCTCGCAGAACTCGAGAAAAGAGTATTCTGCTCAATCACAAAGTGATGGGACTTTTTCGATTAAAGCACCAAATGGGAATTATGCTATTGGAATTACAGGCTATACGCTGAGCAAGACAAGTCTAAACCTTAGTGATGGAGGTGACAAAGACTATTCGAGAGAAAGTGTGTCGCTTGGTACAATTACAGCAACTAAATAAAGATACAAATGATTATGAAGAAAGTAATTAAATGGCTTAAAGAAAGTAACAGGTACAAACACCTTATAGGCGGTGTACTCATCGGTGCTGGTGCTAATGGCTTGTATTGCGCAGCATATGCAGGTATAGGAGTTGCAACGGCACTTGAACTTAAGGATAGAATGTGGGGCGGAAAGGCAGACATCATCGATTGGGGAATGACAGTCGGTGGTGTAGCTATAGGCTTCGGAATAAGAACGTTGGTAAAACTTCTATAATATGGCAATGGATAAAGGTATAAGAAACGCAATGATAGGTGTTATTGGCTCAATCATTGTAGCTGTTGCAGGCTCATGGGTGCAGCTTAATCAACGCATATCAATACTTGAGGTGCAGGTTATGAACGACCACCAATTGTTCGTAGGCTCTCAAGAGGATATGAAAGAAATAAAGTCAATGCTTGGTGAGATAAACATTAAAGTATCGCACCTTAACGACATCAAGGCAGACCGACCTAATATGGATAGTCATATAACACAGAAAGGAGGTGAATAATGAAAGCATCATTTAAAAGTATTATAAGCAGGTGGAGAGCGACAACACCGAAGTTCTTTAAGAATATTGTCGTATTGGGTTCAGGTGTCAGTATTGTTGCTGTTGCCATTCATACCGCTATGGCAGCAGCAGCGGCAACACCTCCAGAATGGTGGATAAAAATTTACCCATATCTTGTAGGAGCAGCAGCAGGTATGGCAGCTGTAGCAAAATTAACAAGGGAGAAGTAAGATGAGAAATATAAAATACATTGCGGTTCACTGCACCGCAAGCCATCAGTCTATGACGATAGAGGGCTTAAAGCAAGAGTTCAAGCGTAAGGGCTGGGTTAATCCAGGTTATCACTATGTGGTTAGCCCAGACGGCAAGATTACACAGCTTCTTGATGAAGACAAAGTAAGCAATGGAGTTAAGGGCTTCAACACAGTTTCTATCAATGTTGCTTATATTGGTGGTATTGACACTAATGGCAAACCCACTGATAACCGCACAGACACACAAAAAGCAAGTCTTCGCTCGCTATTGAAGATGCTACACAAGAAGTACCCTACAGCGGTTATTCAGGGACATCGTGATTTCTCTCCAGACTTGAATAAAGATGGAAAGATAACATCTAACGAATGGATGAAAGCTTGTCCGTGCTTTAATGCGAAAGAAGAGTATTCAAATTTGTAGGTATGAAGAATAGGAATATTTTTACAATAATACTTATGCTTAGCGCAATAGTTATTCTTTGCTACGCGCTAATCAATAAGCCTATAAAATCATCTACTCCCACTTACGATGTGGTAAGGGATACGGTTATCTATAACGACACAATACCTTATTATAAACCTATTCCCAAAGATAGTCTTATCGTAAGTTACAGAACGGTCATTTTGCCCGTTGCAAACAAAGTCTCTAAAGAACATTATAACAAGGATAGTTTTGTGTCTCAATCTGTAGAACAGGCAGGGGGTGACAGTGCAGCGGTTGTTATTCCTATTACTCAGAAGGTGTACGAAGATAGTACCTATAAAGCGTGGGTAAGTGGATATGAGCCTCAACTTGATAGTATATTTGTTTATCAGAAGACGCAAGTTATCAATAACTATATACGAGAAAAACCAAAACGTTGGGGTATAGGCTTGCAAATTGGCTATGGGTGTACTGGTAAAGAGCTTCATCCTTATATAGGAATAGGAGTTAATTATAACATATTCAGATGGTAGAAGTATGAAGACGGTTGTTTTTAAAGTTATCAAAAACGAAGTTTATCAAGAAGTTGCAAAGACCACCTCATACACAGGGGCAAAGATGGAAAATGACGAAGATGCGTACGATCGTATCTTTACAACTGATGAGGATAAGACGATGCTCGAACGCTTCTGGAATGAGAGTAAGAATATGATCGCTGGTAGTCTAAAAAAACTATTAAGCTCTGAGCGTGAAGAGAATGATGAATACATATTAGAACTTGAGGTTTCCAATTCCTTTGATGACAACCTTAAGGAGAGTATGCAGCGTAGTTTGTTCAGCTTCTTTGTTATGAATATAACAAGTAAGTGGTATATATTCACAAATAAGAATGAAGCAGAAGGATATGCAACATCAGCGGCTACAGACATGGAAGATGTTATGCGTAAAGCCTATTACAAAAAGAAACCAGTACGTCCAACATACGATTAATAACATTAACAATAAACTATATGGCAGAAAACAAGAAAGACCTAACGGTCACCGAAGAAGTTAGAGAGCTTATATATGATGTTCAAAACAAAGCTTATCTGACAGGACAAGCAAGAGAAGCAGAAGGGAAGAAACCATATCAGGCAGCATCTAATATGCAAGCAAGTGATGATGATGAGAACAGTTATCAGATACGACGTTCCCTTGCGAATGCTTTCTCTTCCCTTAAGAGCCTTTTAGGGGAATATCTCTACGAAGATAGAAGTACGAGTAATAATCGTATGATTAGCGAAATTGATAATAATGGGCAACTGACTTTGGTTTTTAAGTTACCTTCAAATTACAATAATGCTTCTGCGGATAGCCTTGGTAATGGTATACACTCTTATTTGGTTGATATGACACTTGCAGATTGGTTTGCTATTACTAACAAAGAAGATGCTGAGGTGTATGCTGGGCATTCAACAGTTAGCCTTGAGAATGTAAAACGCGCGCTATATAAGCGTAGTCGCCCAACACGCCCAACCTATTAAGTAAAAATGCTTATGAATTGTTGTAAACAGTATGAATCAGGACAGCAAAAAAAGGTTGTAACGCTGACTTTCAAACGCAAGGAACTGCTATATGATGCCAGTAACTATTCTTTTGTTGAGGCTGATATTATGCCACAAGATACAGAACACGCCAAACATCAAGTGTTTGACATAACCCAAGATGGAAATGTGGATCGTGTCACTCGTATTCTTAACTTGGCTCATTCGGAGTGTGTGGAACTATTATATCCATACGCAAAAGAAGAATTACCTGACACGGAAGAAGTGCTTGATGATATTTTGAAAGAACCAGATACATACACTATTAAACTTATGCTACCGTACAACTTTTCTATGACAACAGTTAAAATGTTGGAAGAGTACATACACGAGTTTCTCGTGTGTAGCGTCCTGGCAGATTGGTTGAGTATAATGTTACCACAAAGTTCTGAGCGTTGGGAATCAAAATTGATGGAGATGAAAGTTAAGATAAGGTCATCATTGATGTCAAGGATCGGTAAGGTCAGGCGAAAGTTAAAACCATGGTAATAAACAAGGGCAGCGCTACATCACGTAGAACTGCCCTTTTCGATAAAAATCAATCTTAACCTATAAACTAAAAACCTAAACTATCTCGGCTGGTTGGTTAATCTCGGTGTGAATTGCACCGAGCAACCAGTAATACTTTCATCTTTAGATAACTCTGTTAGTAATATTATTCTCATGTATTTGTACGGTGTTCCTCTAAATCCTCGTAAATAGTGATCAACAGAAGACCATACAGGAACCCAGTTGTACAAATCGTTAGAGGCATAGAGAATGGACTTTACGTGCCCTTTCCTGAATATACCACGTTGTATAACGGTATCTATGGTTTTATGTATATCCAGCTCATCTAACTTTATTGGTCGTGATATTACAATATTATTATAAATATTTTCTGCATCGATAGAAAAATCGACAAGCTTACCATCGTTAGACACCGCAACTGCATTAGGATAAGAGTTTACGCTACTCAAAATGTTGGATTGTACCATTCCCCATTGTTTAGATTTTAGTGAGAATACGTAAGCATAATTGCAGTTCTTTTCTTTATTAGTGTTATAAACAATGATACGTTGGTGTTCATAATCATATATCATACGGGCATCCTTGACAAAATCTAAGAAAGGATGTATATTTAAAGTACCAGTAGATAAATTCACATGATCAAGTATCTTATTTATATTAACCAATCTATCTATGGGTAGAAAACTCTTTCCACTTAATATATCAGATATACAAGTCGCTTGTGAGCCTTCTAGTAGCATAATACCCCTATCTGTTGTAAATAGAACGGCAGAGTCAATCTGCGTGATACTCTTAGAAGAAAGACATACATCACGTGTTATCGGTTGTTTTGCAGAATAGCTTCCTGTGGAACTGATAGATAGAGCCCAGACCCCTTCGTCTGTAAAGGCGTAAAGAGGGAATTGTCCGAACTGACCTTGAGAAAGTGCTTTTGCAGCAGTAGCAATTCCAAATATTCTACCTGTGCCTATTGTGTTGATACCTGTAACAGGAAAGAAAAAGGGATTGTTTACCTCGGAAGTGTATATCTTACTCGGCACATCTATCGTTGGTTCAATCTGAGATGGCCCTTCTACCTGCGTAACGTTCGTTTTTCTTTCTAATTCATAATCGAGTACCCCGTATGCTCCATTTAAGAAGTCATGCGGTTTAAGCTTTATCTCAAATGTATCTACTGCTGCTGAGATACGCATCATCGTAGCATGTGTATTAGGATAGAAGACATAACATCCCCAGCTACGTTTGTCGTATGAACCATTTTTCATTTGAAAAGAAGTGTAAGGAGAGAGCTGTACGTTCGTACCACTACTCACAACATACCTCTCTCCATTCTCTTCTATCAATGTCTGTATAGTTAAGTTTGCAGTTGCAAAAGCATCAAATTCTATTATAGTTTTGCCTCCTGATATTTTGAAATTAGGTCTATAGGAATTTGCATAAGCAAACATCGATGCAGGAGAGAATCCTCTATACAGTACTCGTTTAATTCCTGATAGATTAATTCTACCATTGTACGTCTGAGAGTATTTAGCTTTAAGGCGATCATGAGAAAGATAATCATCTGTCATAACCTCTCTAGTAGTGAGCGATTGCAAGTATTCCTTATCTACTACAATATCTTTTCTTTTGTCTAAAGACAAGTCATCAAGTGGAATGGAAGATAAGAAATAGAAGTTTTGTACATTTTTTAAAGCCTCTTTATTTTTATCGTCTTCATACTCAGGAAGATTAATTGACGTTGCGGGGAAAGTACCATCTTCTGAAAAAAACAAAGTATATAGCTGTTCATATTTCCATTCTACGTAATTTTTTCCGAGAGCATTTTCTCTTCCTCCTGGTGTGTCAGTTGTTAATTCTTCATTATTTATATTTATTGGCAACAGTGCACAATCTTCTTTTTTATTTCTAGTCGGATTACTAACAAAATCTCCAGGATCAGGACTCGTGAAGCCGTCGACGAACTTAGAGATGTCTAATGCACCTATGAATTTTGCATCTAAATTATTTGTATCATTAAATGACTTACAAGTTCCGCTTTGATCATACGTATAGATTGGTTTTGATATAAACACATCTACTGATTTAATAATATCTTTCCAATCTTTAATATGAGAAAAGTCGTTGTCCCAATCTTCTAAGAATTGATAATCTAATGACGCAGAAACAAGCATTATATCACATTCTGCATCTGTGTACCCCTTTTTCCCCTTAGCTCTTCTCCAAAAAACAACTGGAGAAGACTTTGTAGAAGGATTCATCAGAATGGGGGCAGAATGACAAATAAGTGATCCGTCATACAAGCGCAAGGCGTAGCGTACAAAGAAGGGTAGCGCAAACCGTCCCTCTTTTATCGTCTGTTCGGCAAGAAACTTATTAACCTTCGCCATAACTTGTGATGTTATCTTTTTTTGATTCTCATCAGACCATACTTCAAGAAGTTTCCCCTCATCTATTTTATCAAAATTAACCCAGAATGTTGAATGATTTTTATCAGATATAGAATATAAGCGTGGTTTGCCCCTTAACCCGAAAGATAACTGCAACCCTGGTACATGGTCTCCCAGTTTTTTATACACACCTTCTTTCCAGATAAAGTACATGATAAAGTTCTCTGTAAATACTAAGAGCGTATTACCTATGGAATCAACTCGAAGTACGTCTTGAAAAGTCCCTAACGAAGACATTTCCTCTACAGAATGTTTATGTACATCTATAGAACTGATTTCATTTGTCTTCGTGTTTAATATAATATAATTAGAAAAGGATGTTGTCTTATGGATATACATTACAGTTCTATTCTCTCCAAGTTCTAAGATTGTTTTAGCTGGCAGAACAGGTTTTAATGCGCCATCTTCTGGCACAAGGTTAAGTAACATTGCTGAGTCTCCATCCTGACATATATTGTCAGAAGGAGTAGTTGTTAATCCATTATACTTTATATCTTTATTCATGTTTAGACGGTTTGTCAATCTGATAATATAGTTTGTTATTAGTTTCCTTTATAGATACTGACAACTTGCATTTGCTATCAGCAGGTAAGTTGTAATCATAAAGGATACGTCCAACAGATGGATTGAGTGTTTCGAAACCTATACATTTATACTTATCGTTGTATTGTATATCACACAGTTGTGTTGACTTTTCAATATTGGGATTGACCATAAAGGCAAACAGTCCATTTTCAGACACACGAAATACGAATACTACAGCCTTTTCAGCCGCATCCGAATACTTACGGATATGACTGAAAAGCTTTTTAGATAGTGTTACTGAATTATCTGCAGGGTCTACGATTACATATAATCTGAGCGACCAATACCAGTTCTGTATTTTTTTGAGAATATTCATCATTATCATAGTGCAAATATATTACACATAAAGGTTATGTACGGTTTATCTTTTAATACTCTTTGCGGGAGCGGAACGATATCGTTTCAATAAAGATGAAAGACCGTGTCATCTCTAATCCGTCACGATGTTTATCTGCTTCTTCTTTGCTGGTGAATATGTACGAACAAATTTCTGTCTTGTCTGTTCCTTTTGTTGCT